TGGCCAATATTCGTTCATAAAACTAATATCTCTTTGCTCTAAAAATGTTCTTGTTGCTGTTCCTGAAGCAGGATAAATATGAACACTTCTAATTGTAGAAAGAGATGTAGGTGTCGGATTAGTTCCTCCTGGTAAAGATAAAAAGGGACTACTTGTTGTTAAAGCTGATGATTGATTAGATTTAAAAACATCTAAATCAACATCGCGAAGAATCCTATTTTCAACATGTTCAATAAAATCATCAGTTATAGTTGATGATAATACATCTGTGCTTACTTCTGTGTAATTTAAAATCTGTGTCGTTAATTCTGCATATGTAGTCATGATATACTCACCGTTACCTCACTTACACTTACTTTTACTATTGCAGGTTTATGTGTTTGAGGCACCATAGTATTATTTTGATCAAAAAAAGTTCTACCTAAAAATACTATAACAGGCTCAGATCTATCTGGCCTGGCGTCTTTCAATGCCTCTGCGTCTGCTCTATGTGTTGCAGGATTGTCTTCTTGTGGATGTTCTGGTTCGAACTCTGATTTATGAACAAGAACACCATCATGTTCTTTAATCATTTCTTTATATGGAAACGCAAAACCACTTCTATCAGATATTGCTTTTGCATATTTACCACTAGCTCTAGCCATTATATTACTCCTACATCAGGTACAATTTTTATTCCTGATCTTGTGCTATCTTCTGATGATGCTCTCATCCATTCATCTTCATAAACTTGTTTTAATAAACCAATTCTATCAGGTGCTTTTTTCATAGCTATGTAATATGCTAAACCTGATACTAAACACGGTAAAAATCTAAAAGGTATCTCAGGGTTATTTGTGTACGCTCCTGCGTCCTGTATTCTTGTCATTGCATAATATTTAAAAACATCAGCAGAATCAGGTGTTGGATATACATACAACTTTGGTGTTATTGTGCGTTCAATATAAAATTGTGTTGGAGATGCTGAGGTAGATTTTTTTGATATGTTTAAATACTCAGCCCTGCTGATTCTTTCTATTTGTCTATCTACTGTAGTGTCACTAGCTTCAGTTACAACAGCAGATAAAATATCTACTAAATCTGTATCTAAGTCATATGATGAAGTACCTGCTGATAAGGTCTTAGTTCTTTGTTCTATCGTCCAAAGATTTAATCCTCTGTTTGCCCACTCAGCAAACAATAAATTCAAAGAGCGTCTTGACGTTTTTAAATCATATCCTGATCTAACAAATAGACCACATCTTTCATATGATTCTGCTATGACCTCTTCGATTGTAAGAGTAAATGCGTTAGTACCTGAGTATGTAGGCATATTTTACTCCTAATATATCTTTTGAAACTCTGCTATAACTGTATACATGTTGCCTGAATCAGCTGTGCTTGGTACAACAAAATTTACATCGCTTTCATTACTATTACTAGATTTGTCTGCTGGAATACCACCAAACTCTCTAAAATCCCAATAGCCTGCGCCTGTTAATCCAATTATAGGAATATCTCCATCTGAGTCTTCTTCATCTAAACGTGCAAAAGAGTTGCCTCCATCACCACCTTGACAAGAATACCAAACCCTTAATAAGCCTAAATGTGCTACAGCAGTTCCGTCTCCACGTGCAGCTAATGCTGACACATCTCCCATGACTGTTGTGCTACCTGATCCATCTGATTGTACAACCATTTTAATGACAACACGATTGTCGTTTTGTTGTAGTATTGTTGGTCCTGTTACTGTATCTGCCATTGTTTCCCTCCTTAATTAAGAAACTGTGAGGGTGGCCTATAACCCAGCACCACCCTCACTAATTATTAATATACTGAGTACTCTAATTCAACAGTAAATCTACCTGCTGTAACGTCTGCATTTACAGCGGTTGTTGCAAAAGCGTATAAATTTTTACTTGCAATAGCTGCTGAAACATTTGGTGCAAACACATGATAGTTACCTGCTGTGTTGTTAAAGTTGATGTCTACCTCTGTTACTGAATCTGTGGCAGAAATTCTTGGATTAAAAGATGCAACACCTGCACCAACTATTTCTGTTCCAGATGATACAGCTGTATTTGTAGCTGTGCCAGAAGTTGCACTTAATGATAATCCACCAACTAAAGTTTCACCTGCAGCTGTGGTTATACCAATCAATGCTTTGTGTATAAAAAATTTGCTAGGTGTTACTAAGCCATCAGGTGCGTCTGTATTAAGTGCACCTAATTCTACTAGAACATCACCATCACCATATGCTGTTGATGCTGCGTCTGTACTAGCTAATGTACCTACAAATGATTGTATTTTTCTAGTTCCCATAGAAACTAGTTGACCAGTAGAGTTTACAGAAAAACCTGTTTCTGTAATAGCACCAGTAGCAGTAGCTTTATTAATTACATTAAAACCACCCTCTGATCTTACTGGACCGCTAAATGTTGAGTTAGCCATTTTAAACCTCCTTGGTTATATAGACCTTGTTACATAGTCTCTATATCGTCTGCATAAGCAGTCTATGTAACTATATTTAATATATACTTTTTTTGAAATATTTTGCAAGAAAGAATGGGCGATAAACGCCCATTCTAGTTTTTTAGATTATGCGCCTGGTGAGCCAAAGATACCTCTAGGATCAGAGAATCCAAATGAATATCTCTCTCTAGCTTTATATCTTACATTACCTGTATCAAAATCGCCTTCCATAGAAGTTTTGATTGGGGCACGTGTAAAATGCTTCAAACCATTTGGAGCATCAGTTTTTAAGAAGAATGCATCTGTATCAGTTAAATAATGATTGATTACATATCCGCCTGGGATCATGCCCATGTTGCCGATAGCGTTAATATCATTATCTGATGTTGCTGTTCTTAACTGACTCTTCATTAATCTTTCAGCTACGAACTGAAGATTTACTGGAATGATCATCTTAGTTGCCTTTACAGCGATTTTTAGTCCACGATTGTCAATGAAACCAGCGATGTCAATTAATGACTGCTCTAATGATGTTTCATTTAAATCAGCAGATGTTGATAGTTCGTTGGCATAGTTGCCACCTGCAACTGTTAAGTGTGCAGTTGAACATAATTCAACACCGTCTCCGCCTGTGAAAGAAGAGTTAAATGCTCTGTTAAGAACATTAGCACCCTTAATTTCTTTAGCGTTAGCCATTGAACGTGCTAAAGCCTTTGTGTATCTAGAACTTAGGCTATCGTAAAGGTTGTCCTCTACTGCTTCCTCAGTAATAGCAAATGCTAAAGCAATTGTTTCGTGTGAGTAACGACTAGTAAAAGCCTCAGTTGCATCGTCAAATTGTACGCTTGCTCCTTCAGCTTTAACTGGTGCACTACCAAAGCCAGAAAGTTCTACTTCTTCTTCAAACGCTCTGTCTGAAGTTTCTGTGTCAAAAATTTCTGACCACTCCTGCTCGTATCTTGCATATTCAAGACCAAATAATGCATTAAGACCAGGTTCTAACTCTTTGACGAGTTGACTTCTTGATATAGCCATTTTTTAGTCCTTCCTATTAAATACCAGCAGTGTTAGCATAATGAAGACCTTCGTTAATTCTAACGAGATAGTTTCCGTTAGCACTTGATGATTCATTGTTGTACTCATCAGTGTCAAGGTCAATTATCCTAAATTGTGCTGTTGCAGCAGTGATTGAGCTAGAATCTAGTTCCATACCAGATCTACCTGTTTTTACACTACCTGCGTGTGTTGATACTAAGTCAGCATTCGATCCTCTATTGGCAGGCCATGAGGCTCCAATATTGGTGCTGTCTTCTTGTGCCACGAAGATCACGTTTGGATCATCGATGACAAATGCTACTGCATCACTAGCCACTGTGTCAGCTGGCCAGTATTTTGAGTATGTCGGTTTACCTGTTGAGTCAGTGTAAAAACATCCATTAAATACGCCAATTAAGTTTGTCGCTCCTGCAGCTCCTACGGTAACAGTACCGTCTGTGTGCAATTCAACAGCATCGCCTGTAAATATATTTGTGTTATATCCACTTGCTATGCCATAACTTGTTTGGCCGTTATTAAAAGGTGCTCCACCCAACATCTTTGCAGGTCTAAAACCGAATGGTGCGTCTTTGTTTGCCATGGTTATAAGTCCTCCTTAACCAGTTAGTTTAAAAAGTGATAGGACTCATAACAAAAATTTAATTTTTGTCGTTGCCTCTACCACTACCAAAAGTAACCCTACTTTGCCTGTCAGCAGAAATAGGCATACTTCTATGCTGCTCTTTGAATAAATTGTTTTCTACAGATTCTTCTTGCGTCTTAGTTTGTTCCGCAAAATACTCTGCTCTTTGTTCAACAATTTCTTCTGGTATACGAGCAAGCAATAATCCACCAACTCCTATAACACCAGCGTGCGTTCCATTTTCTATTGTAGGTGCGTGAAAATCAGGAAACTCGTCAGCTCGAACTAGCTCAAATCCTTCACGAAGTCTTCCAGCCATATTCTTTCTGTCTTCAGTTCCTAATGTTTCAGCTCTTATCCACCTATGTTTAAATCCCGGAGGCGCAGGTGGCGCTTCTAAGCTTGACGGTGGGCGCCAAGGTTGTGCCCTCTTTGTTTTTTCACGAGTGGCATCTGTGCGTGAGGTCTTCTTGGTTGTTTCTTTTTCCATGCTATTACTCCTTCACGTATTTAGCGTATTCCTCCAGAGGTACTCCAAGTCTTTTGGCGATATGGACTTGGCTCGGAGATAGTCTAACTGTTTTGCGTCCTGATGTTGATTGCGTTGTAGAACGACCAGCAGAAGCTACGGGTTGGACGGGTCTCGTAGATTCCGAACTCTCTACCCCAAATTTATGGGGAAACTCTTCTCTCATCCTTCTATCGACTGCGGCATAATACTCATCCGAATTAGGATTCATTTGTTTTTCTTCTACTAGATTCTTATGTATACCGAAACTAGCATAAGTCATTGCCTCGTCTTTACCAAACCATGGATTTTTTTCTGCCCATGCTTCAGCTTTAGGATCTATTTTTTTAGGAGCATCTTGAGGTGGTTGTGTAACATCCTCCTCTTGATCTTCCTTTTTACTTTCCTTAGCTTCTTTTGTAGCCATTAGACGCTCATTGTCAATAGATAATCTTGCAATCGCTTTTTGAGCTGCAACTTGCGCCTCAGCATCACCAGCTTGTATTGCGTTTTGCAAATCTTGCTCTGCTTTTTTTGTTTCTATTTGTGTACGAGCTTCAAACTCTTGAATATAAGATTGATCTAAGCTATTTGATTTTGCTTTTAATTTCTTATTTTCATCTGCTACTCTTTTAGCATATTGAAAAGAAGCTTGTTCTCTTCTCTCTGCTTCACGAAGCTTACCAGTAAGTTTATCAATTCTTTTTTTTACTTTGTCACTATACTCTTCTAGTTCTTCACCTTGCGGTGTTTCTTCTGTGACTACCTCAGGTTGTGCTTCATCTTTTTTTTGTTGTTTAGTTTCCTCTTGTAAATTGACATCGACTGATTCACCTTCACTTGGAACACTAACAACAGGTTCATCTTTTAGTGTGTTTATTTGTTGCTTTTGCATGGCTCCTCCATGTTATTAATATAAATGCAAGATATCCTCTGGATTCTCGATTGTTGCTAAAATTTCATCATCATTTAAAATACGAATTTCTCCGCCCTCTATACTTAATCGAGAGCCAGCGTATCTACCAAAGATGACCCAGTCTTTCTCTTTACACCACGGACCTTCCGGGAATCTGTTTGTATCTTTGTATGCATCAGGTCCTACACCTAATACATATCCACATGTTGTGCTTACTGATTGCATTTCAACTGTTTGATCTGATAATATCACGCCACCTTTTGTCTTACCTGTGCCTTTGTAAGGTAAAATTATTATTCTCCAACCAGT